TCAAACGGGGCTGTAACACCGCTCACGTTAGCAGATACGCTATATGTATACTTAACACCAACCCCGTATATCGTGCTGTTAGTGGTGAAGGTTGTACTTTCGCTGTCGCTATCACTAACACTCTGAGTTTCGCTTGCTGAAGAGTTGCAAGATGCGCTTATTGTTGAAGAATAAATATCACAGCCACCCGAATAACCACCGGCATCCGGCAATTCCTTATAAATAAAAGGTTGTTCATTGCTGTCATAACCTAAATAAGCAATCGTACCGCTCGTTAAATTACCGCCTGCAATGTTCCTAGCCTGAAATTGACTGCCAACCGTACCAACTGAACTACCGTCAATATAAGCAAACTGAACATCACCTAAAGCACCGTCTGAAATATCTTCTTGCAACTCAACAAGCTGGCTAATCAAAGCCGTTGCATCACGCTGTATAAAATCTAGTGTTGAAAAATCAGTCATTACGAAATACTCAAAAATGATATTGCGTGAATAGTTATACTACCGGAAAACTCAACCGATGAACCAACCCCGCTTGTTGTTGCACTTGCATACGCCGTAATACTTAAACTAGTAACGCTTGCACCAGCCGTCAAGTTTAGCGTAACGTCTGCTACCGTATCATTTGTAGAATTGGCAAAAGGTTTATTTGGTCGCTCTGTTGAAGAATTGAGCTTGAAGCTCCAACCGTTAGATAGAGTATAAGTTCCCGTTGTAGAGTCATAGCGTGTTCTAGAATAATAAAAGACATAGCCATAAACACTAGCAACCGAGCTAAAGGTGTACGTAGCAGACGCGCTATCATTATCACTTGAGCCGTCAGCCGCAGAAACCGCAACAGAGATGGTTTTATCAGGCAACTTGAAGTAGGCGTTTTCAGTACCGCCACCGCCACCAGAACCACCGCGCTTAAATGAAAAAGGGGCTTTGTTGCTGTCCCTCCCAAAGACAGCCGCCGTACCGCTTGTTAGGTCTTGACCGCTTGCGTTAAAGGCCGTAAACTCTGAGCCAATCGCAACAACAGCCGAACCGGAGGCGTACGCAAATTTAATTCCTCCGGTGTTACCATCGTCTATATCTGCCTGAAGTATGCAAAGGTCGCTTTCATTACCTTGCATATCGTCTCGCGTAATGAAATCTAGTTTAGAAAAATTAGGCATCGCGTCTGTCCTCTCTATCGCCAAACCTTCTTTTCTGTTTTGTTTGCGGTTGAACGTCCGTTAAATTGTTTCTCAACCTGGCGTAGTAATTCAAGGGCAAAGCCTCTAAATCGTCTGATAGCGTCATCGTTATTGTTCTGGCATCAGGATTAATCTGCATACTCGCCACTCTTAGATTATCTAAGTTGGTTATCTTATCACCTAACTCATACGGTATATCTCCGTATTGGAAAGTAACTACGCGCCCGTCTTTATTCGGCCTGAGATATATTGCACCGTAGTCATTTAGTATAGCGTTCATGGTTGCAGACGTGTTATAAACAACTGTGTTAGTTGCCGATAAGTTCCACCGCTCAACAATCGTATACTTGCCCCACGTTTCATCTTGTATAATCTTCTCACCGTCTAAAGCTGTTGATGACGCAGATAAAGTCTTACTGAAATTATCCATCCTTGCCGTGTAACTTATTCTAAAGTTTGCCGCAGTTCCTGAAGTCCAAGTCTTGCCAGCCCGTTCAAAGAAGTCTGTTAAAATCAAGTTGCCCGGCGTGTACGGGTCGTAAGGGTCTTGGTAATACTCAGACGGGTCTAAAGTCGTGTAAGCAAGCAACGCAGAACCGCTAATGTAATACAGCATAACGGGAGCCCGGTAAAACTTCCATTCACCCGTCTCATCGTCTTGCACCGTAAAGATATCAGTACAAGCATTGGTAACGCTAAACAAACGATTAGCCGTTGCAGTAGCAGAACCCCACGCCGGTTGCAAGTGAGACACGCGGTAATATTCCGTAAAATCTCCAACACCTTCTAGCGTTAATTTCTTGAACTTGCCATCCGCGCCCGTTTGTGTATTCAAATTTACAACGTGTGTACTTTCCGTAGATGTTGTAAACACAGTATCAGAACCGTCACCAATATCAACCGTTCGATTAGTGCCGCCATTAACCATATCCGTAACAGTTAAAGTAACCGTACCAGATACCCCGTAAACAGCATGATAAGCCCAATTAGGCACTTGCCTCATTAGGTCATCAATAACTGATTTATAGGTCTGCCCTGAGTAAGTTGTCTCAGGTATTACGGCCGTTGTTGCAGACGGCAAAGAGTAAGCATCTATCTGCGAAAGCGTACTGACCGCGCTTGAAAGAACGTCTTGTAACACGTCTTTAACGGTCGTAGTTTGCGTTAAACCGACAATGTTATATCTAAACGTGCTAGTGTCAGATGTGCGCCATATCTCACGCGCTAAAGCCCTCAACGCTGTATCTTGACAAGTCCAACCGACAAACTCCTTACCGGGCGCACCGCTAGGCTTTTTGGCTATTAGCACACCCTCAAATAATATACCAGCATCAGGGTCGGTATAAGTTACCGTGTCCATTAGCGAATAAGTTGACGTTGCATCGTAGGGTATAGCTTCCTGAAAATTCAATGTTGAAGCCATGTTAAAACTACGCTGTATCTGCAACGAGCCTTTTGCTACGGCTGTTGCACTATATAATTCATGGTCTGCCATATTCTCTCCGTTACGGCTTCATAAATGTTAAATTGTACTCGGCAACCCAGAACGTACCATTTTCAGATGGCGTTACCTTTGGTACCGTAATGTCTGTTAAAAACCACCCGGCCTCGCTAAAGCCCGGCGTGCCGTCACTCTCTTGATATGTAAGTGTGCCTGATTTATCCATAGCCTGCTCTCGCTTCAGCTTAAAGAATGTTTCTATGTCCGATTGTTCAGTACCCGTTGCACTAAACTTGCGCCAAATCTGTTTTATATCAACATACTTAGGCTTTCTGCCATAATTCCACGCCGCGTTATTACTTCTGAAAAGAGGCGTAATTTGCAGGTTAGATTGTTGACGAGGTACCACCTCAAAATCCTCACCGAAAGTAAATGTTGCGGTCGTTGTGCCACTCAAATAAACAAATGTTCCTAGTCTATCAGCCATTATATTGCCCCCACCCCAACGTTACCGCCGGGTGCAAAAAAATCATTAAACTGGCTTAGTTGTGCCTCTGCATCGGCCATTCTTTCGTTAACAGATGAAAATTCATCGACAACGTTTGCACCAAACTGTCCTAATTGGTCTAACAGGCTTCCGCTCACATCACCAAAGTTATTAATGGCTTCTTCACCATCACCAAGTATAGACGGGTCAACAGGCTCACCCAATCCTGTTATTTGGCTCAACTCCTCAGGCGTGAAAGGTTGCGCAGTCGGGTCTGGCTCAAATATTGGTGCTCTTGCCTCTGCATCTGCACGTATTATCTCGTCCGCCAAACCGGTTGGCTCACCCGTTCCTAAGGGTTCACCCGTTGCGGTTTTGCCAGCAGTTTGATTTGCTATCTGTTCAAGTAGTGAAATTTTACGCTCTTCAAAAACCTTTTGCTCTGCCGCTATCTGCTCTTGCTTTTTGGTAAGCTCTTCAATCTTGATTTCTTCACCAATCGCTCTTATTGCTTGGTCTGCGCTAAAGCCGCCCTTAATTAACTCATCTGCTCGCCGCGCTGTCTTTTCGTCTGCCGGTGCCAAACCTATTTTCTGAGCTTTTCTAAACCTATCACGCTCTGCCTGAAATTCTACGTTAACTTTTTCTAATGCCTCGCGTTTTTGTTTACTACTCAAACTTTTATCTTGCACAATTTTCCTGCGTCTGCTGTCATAATCCTTATCATCAAGCCGCAAAAACTGTAACTGCTCGGTAATTGCACCCTTTATCTCATCAATACGTTTTTGAATGTTGTCAATAGATTTCTTAAACGCCTCACCGGCACTCTCCGCCATCTTCTCAAAAGCACTCTCTAGTTTTTCAACATCCTCAGGCAAGGCGTCGCCTAAAAGTTCGCTAATCTTTTCGTAGTCTTTCAATAGTTGCTGTGTTGCCGGGTTTTCTTGTTGCGTTTGAAACTCTTTTAAAAAGTCTTTAACTGACTGTGCCCTAGCTTCAATTTCCTTCTGTCGTTTCTCGGCTTCTTTTCTGCGTTTTTCTGCGGCTTGTTCTTCAATCTTAATCAAACGCGCCGCCTCTTTAGCTAGCGCATCTTGCTCTTTTTTCTGCTTTTTAAGCTCTTCTGTTTCTTTGAGAGCCAAAGCTAAACTTTTAGCTTGTTCTGCACGTCTAATTAACTCTTCATCACCTAGTTCTTTTGCTTTAGCTAATAACTCATCTGCCGCCGCGATACGCTCACCCCATATATCAACCTCTTTCAAGCTCTCCAATTCAGCCACTAACTCATCTATAACGCCCTTAGTCTCTAAGATTGATGCATTACGCTTTTTAGCCGCCTCCTGTGCGGCTTTTGTGCTGTCTATCTCTGCCTTTTTAGTCTCCTCGTAAGCCGCAAGCGTAGCCAAGACACCATCACTTTCAGCAAGCTCGTCAAAGTTTCCAATCTCTCTCCGCGCCTCTGCAATGCGTTTGAATAGGTCTTGCGTTTTCTTAAATGCCGCTTCGTTTGCATTTATTTCGAGCTTCTTACCGTTTAGCTTTTCAAACTCTTGCGATATTTTGTAAATCTCTTGCGAAGTTAAGCCTGCCTCTGCTTTTAATATGGTCAAGCCCCTTGTTGCACCTTCAGCATGTAATTTGGCGAACTCTTGATTAAGGGGTTCCACAGAATAAAATACGCCGGCCAATGTTTTTGCTAATATCTCAAGTTTTCTTGTAACACCTTCTACATTTCGTGCAAGCAGTAGAGCCTTACCCAATCTAGTAACGCCTGTTAAGAACCGATTAAACGCCGGTTGAAGTTCTTGACCTAAAGTAATCTTTAAGTTATTAAACTGATTAATAAGTTTTTCTGTCTGTCTCGTGGTTGAGTTTTCCAGCTCATTGAAACCTTTTGCTGTTGCACCGTTCTTTTCGATAAACTCATCTAAAACCGCAAGATAGTCCTCGCCACCATTGGCCGCTAAGGTCAACGCCGGGCCGATGGCTCTAACGTTTGGAAAGAACTCTGCAAGTGCCGCAACGCTACCGCCTGTTGCATCGCCAATCTCACCTAAGAATGTTGCAAGACCTTTGCTCTCAATGGCGGCCACACTAAAGTCAATCCCCAGCTCTTTTGCTTTCTGCGCCGCCTCTTCACTTGGCTTAATGACTGCTGATAAAATAGCCCTTAAGCCTGTAACGGCTTCAGCCGTACTTAAACCATTTGCCGTAAGTAAAGCCAAACCAGCGTTAATTTCATCTAAAGATACACCCGCATTTTTAGCAGTCGGTGCAATTTGACCTATGCTTGCCGCCAATTCGCTTACGGTAGTTTTGCCCAAACGAACCGCAGTAAATAAGCTATCAGACACTTCTTCAAGTTCACTAGCCTCAAGTTTCCAAGCATTAAGCACCGTAGTTATTAGATTAACCGTGTCCGTTAAATCTGCAACACCAGCCACCGCCAACTTGCTTGATTGTTCAACAACTTTTAACGCCGCGCCGTAGTCATTACCCGCAGATACCGCTTGATACAAAGCAGATGATAAATCATTAGCCGATTGACCTAGTTGATTAGATAGTTTAATTACGTCTTGCTGTATTTGTGCAAAGCCTTCAGCCGTCTTGCCGAGAAGCGTGTTAACCTCACGCAAAGACTTTTCTAAATCAGCCGCCGCCTTAAGTGATGCCGCGCCGATACCCGCCAAAGCCGTGCCAACAGCAACGGCAGGAGCTACTAGTGCTTTTAAGTCTTTACCAAAGTTACGGAGTTTACGCCCCGCCCCTTTAAGAGACTTGGTGTCTAGTTCAATCGGTAGTATTATCGAGCCAACTTTTGTTGCCATGTTAAACCTTTTTTAGTGGTACGCCCATCTTGCTAAAAAACTTCATCTTGTCATCAGACTTTTTCTCTGGCACGTAAGCACGTTTTATTTCTTTCCATGCCTTGCTGTCTGCATGTTGCGCCGCCCTGTAATCACACATGTCCTGAAAACGCATTATGCGCCTTTTCTTCATTAGTGCCGGTAACAAACATTCTATCTCGTCTGGTGTCATTTTAAGTATTGACTGATACTCGATACCACAGGTGATAGCTTCGCAAATAAAGTCCTCAAACCCGGTATCACTTGACACAGGGTTTCGATTTCTTTTTTTTTACCTTCGATGTTTTGCCGCGCTATAAAAGAACAAAGACTAATGAAGTTGACTAGCCCGAACTCATCAGAGTTAAGCCACTTTTCAGCTTCATCAATCGTAGCAAAGCCGTTTTTTTCATTAGTGATTGTCTCGGCCACAATAGGCATTAGATTATCCATACCAGCATCAACGAGGCTTGCCAAATCCATACTATCTGAACCCTCGCCGTACACTTTCTTTGCAATAACAGCAACCTCTGCGCCGTATTTCATCTGCTGTCTCAAGTTCCATTTGCGTATAAGTAAACGCTTACCAGCAATCTCAAAGAACGCCTCGCTATCTTTGATAGCATTTTCAATTTTCTTTTTAGCCACTTTTTCTCTCCAAAAAAAGCGGGGGGATTAAACCCCCCCTTTATGCTTATGTGTTCCACTTCTCGCTAGGCATTTCGATATAACCGAAACCACCTGAGCTGTCTTCAAGCAATGCAAGTTCAAGAGTGAACTCTGTCCAATCATCGCCGGTGTATCCGAAAGCACCCGAAGCGTTTAACTGACAAAGCGGGATAATCCAACGCATGTTTTGACCCGCATCAGAACGTAGAATAAGCTGTGCTTTTCCGCGCCTCTGAGTAGTGTCAAGCACGTCAAATTTCTTGTTTGCATCTTCTGTGTAGTCGTATTCAACAAGAATTTCATCACCGTCTCCAATAGAGCCAGTAGAAACCCATCGAATATATGTCATTTCGTAAGCCGTGCCAACTGTGTAATCAGTCGTAACTGAGTAAGTAGTTGTACCGCCTGCCGATTTAACTACAACGTTATCTGCGCCTTTTCTCGGTAAGTAAAGGTCTTTAATCGAACCAATAGTACCGTAAGCAGTCGACGAAACGGCTGTTGTAGCCGCAACATCACTTACAGAACCACCGTAAAAGAAGTAACGCACATTTTCAACGGAGAGCTCGTCAACCGTCATGGTTAACGTTCCGTTAAGCTGTGATACCACTTCTTCATCTTTAACACGTTTACCACTCTGCGAGGTAAAGTGTTCTAATGTTTCAGGGTCAAATGTCGCCTCCACACTTGACATATTACCTAAGCTATTGTAACCGAGCTCATCACCAACTTTTGATGTGTCAGTCTCGGAAAAAAGCAAAGTTCCGCCGCCAAGCGTATAAAGGCCATCTTCTCCTACACGTCTTGATAAAGCCATGTGTTATCCTTTATGTATTTTGCATGTTCCATAAAACCCGGTATCGGCCTATGGCAATCCACACGCCGTTAGCGTCTCTCAGAGAACTCTCTGATTGAACTTCCGTCTTACCAACCTTGAAAGTCGCATCGGTTAAATTTGCAGGGGATATCAACCGGCGCATCGTCTCAAGCATTGTGGCGGCTTCGGCTTCCGGGTCTTCTGTATTTGTATCAGCCGCCTCATAAACCTTCAACTGAACCACAGTTTCAGCCAAAGAGTAATGTTTATTGTTATAAATTTTTTCATCACCGCTATAAAGATTGTCTAACACAAGCCAAGTAGCTCGCGGAAAAACTTCTTCTTCGGGTGTTTGTAACTCAGGATATAGATTATGAGTTGACGTTACTGCCGAAACATTCAACGCCGCATAAATCTGTTCTCGTATCTTAACTTGACTGCTCATAGTCGCCTCTTCTGTAAATCTTCCATAAGTTCAGCCACTTCTTTTTCTAAATTCTTCTTAGCCCAATCGATACCCTTTTGAAACATTGCCGCCGGTCTAGGCTTCGGGCTTATCTCTCCTGTCGGTCTTTCAACTAAGTCTGAGCCGTCGTCTTTACCGGCTAGTGAAGTGTCACCAAACTCAACCGCCGCCGCATAACTCTGGTTGTTAACTATTTCTAGCTTTTCTGCGGGTCTATCAGGCTCAACAATCGTAGCCGCTCTTAACGCACCTGTTCTAACTGGCGTAGCTTCTTTAATCTCCAAAACCATGTTATCACCCACAACACCAAACACGGCATCAAGATAAAGCTGTCTTTCTTTTTTGACGAGCTTTTCAATTTCTTTCGCCGCTCTCGCAAGCTGTTTGTCAAGAGGTGCTACCAATTAAGTATCCTCCCTTAACCCAACTTCGTAATGACTTAAAACGCCAGACGGTCTATAAACACGTTTTACAAATGCAGACACGTAGTCCTTGCTTGCATAAGTAAACTTATCAGCACTATTAACTAGGTCGTTCGAGGTGTAATACATTGCATCAATACGTTTGTCTTCAGCCGAGCCTAGCGTAATGACAAGACCGCCTGATTTATCTTCCCACGTTCCGTATATCGTAGATGACGTTGTGTTGTATGTCGGGGCACCCGTTGAGGTTCTGCCTGTCTCGGTCTTAATTGTTACAACAACAGCATGAGGGCCAAATCCACAATCTAACATCATATCATTCTCACAAAAGACGTTATTAGGGCAAGCACCGCCGTACCGAGCGTACCGTAAACAACCTTCTCAAGATACATTATCTTAATTTCGTGCTCACTTAATCTTTCAAGGTGTCTGTTTATCTTCTCGCAAGTGCAGTTCAAATCGTGTACCGCGTCTGCAAGGTGTTTAGTTCTTTCGTTACACAGTTTTTCGTCTACGTTTGGTGTCATTTCAAACCCTTACGGTGATGTGTTCTGTGCTATAATTTCAAGCAATTCTATTTCATTCTTACCGCTTACGTCCGGCGTAGTTCCAAAGTCAGTAGCCGTTACCCAACCTGAAGCGTTAGAACCAACGTCAGTAGCTCTAACTTGTATAAGCAATGTTGCGCCTGAGCTATAACCTAAGTTAACCGGTCTAATTGTTGTAACATCGCCATACTCAACTATCGGAGACGGGTCTTGAGTTACGCCTTCATTCAGTATTTTGTAGCTATTGCCTGCTGTGTAAGAAGCAAAATCTGTTCCAACTTTTTTCTTAGTTGTGTCGTTCCAATCAACAATCTTAAATGTTGAGCCACCATCGTCCGAAACTCTAATCTCACCATACTGTACTTCTGAGTTATCGCTCATTTCATATCCAACAGCGTAATAGGCTTGCTCGATGTTCTTTCTGACTAACAGATAATCAACATCGGGAGCTTCGGTATCAACATCGCCATCAAGGCTAATTACTGTTACGGTTGCCGTTGTGTCAGTCGGGTCTAGGTTAAACTCAAACAACATACCGTAAGCATCTTCGGCGGAGAGTGCCGCAGTTCCGCTGGCATTAAGCCAAGCACCGGTCAAGTCGTCTGCTGTGCCGTCATTATCAGTATCGAGCTTTCGTCTGAAAAGCGTGTCGCCTGTTTGTGTTGCAGAGAACGTCGAGTAATCTATTGTATATAAAGACGCGCCGTCAAACTGCTGAAAGTCGCCGGTTGCTATTACGTCGGGATACCACCCATCATGCACCCCGTCAGCATGTTCAGCATGAGCATTGCCCTCCGTTTCGTAGCCCTTCATCGTCATAGTTGCGTTCGCACCTGTGCGGTTAGTATTTCTAAGGCCAACCTCATCACAGCTAATAGTTGCACTTGATATGTCTCGTGTGTTGCTGTCAACATCACCAGCACCGCGCCCCGCGTCAACTGTTGAACGTGTAGACGAACCTGTGAAAATGTCGAGATATGACGTGCCCTCATCAATCTCAAGCCTAATCCAATAATCTGTATCGGCTGTAAATGTTGCGGTTGTTGTTGCGCCGGCTACGCCGTTGATGCAAGTAAAGAAATTACCACTTGAGTTACTCGCTACGGAGTGCCCGTTGGTTGCACAGTCATTCGTAGTTGAATTGAAAAAGCCGTAACGCCAAGCATCGTCTACATTATTTGCACCAAAACTAAACTTGCCAAATATGTATTTAGAAGTACTTTCTTGTGTTATTGTTTGGTCTGTGTCGTGAGTATATCCGAAAACCTTTGTCTCGCTATTTTCACGTTTGATTGAAAATTCAACATAAGAATTATAAAGCGCACCCGTTGAAGCCGCGCCACCGTCAAGCGTAAAAGTCCATCCGTTTTTAGTTTGACCTCCGGCACTCGGCACCTCTAACGTGTTCCATAATCCACAATCATTTGCATTGCCGAAGTGTGGCACGTACCAATGGCAGACATCGCCGTCCATGCCGTAATAATCTGTGTAAAAATTTCCTGTTGCGCTTTCGTCATAATTTAGCCTGTATCCTGCTGTGTAGTAAGCGAAAGATATTGTGGCAGAACTAACAACCGAACCCTCAGTCAAATATCCAGTCAACGCTGAAGCACTTCCCGAAGTCCACGCTTCGGCACGTGTGAAAGCCTGCTGAATTGTTTGACCTTCAAACCAAGCGGTTCTATAAGTGTCGTCAGACTGCGTATGGATACACTTAGCAATGATGTAATATCCCGCCGTTGCTGTTATTGCTGTTGCGGCTTTAACGTCAACACGACTAGCAGAACCAGAACCCGTAGAAGTGTTCAAAAAAGATCTTGCGTAAAGTGTGCCGCTTATTTCGTAAACTGCCGCAAACCAACCATATTGAAAAACGTTTGCTCCAGTTTCTTCTGTCGGATATAACGTTTGCGTTAAACCCGCACCGAAAATATTGTAACTATCATCAGCACCGTCTTTGTATATCGTAGCAAACCAGTAATCATCGCCCGTGTCATATATTTTCTTTAGTGGTCGAACAACCCAAGATGCCGCGCTTTCATTACCCGCACCCGCCGTCTTACTGATACCCAACTGAATACCGCCGCCACCACCGACAACACCGGCCTTATAAGTAACCGAGCCTGAACCGGCAGTTTCATTCTTGAGATAAGTCCAGCGGTTTAACATGTCGCCGCTGTCGGTAACGTCAAAAGCATTAAACAGATCGCCGCAGTCTTTGCCGCCAGCGTGTCTTAGTTGCAGAGTAGACGTTGAACTACCAGCCAAGATAACGTTATACTCGCCGTCTGTTATATTACTTGCCGCAGTCCATCCTAAAGTCGTTGCCATCTTATTGTCTCCACTTCATATCAGGGAGCTTTTTTAGTAACGGCTTCACTTTGCCGATTAACTCCGCTAATTTTTTTCTTTTTATCCAACCACCAATCAAAGTAAATAAGCCTGCTAAACCGTAGCCCACTTCTTCAACCGGTATATCATCTTTTTTAACAACTTCACCGCTAAGTTTTTCTTGCTGTGCTTTATTGTAAGCAATAGCAGATTTAATATCGTAAATTCCGCTGTTAATCTTTTTTAGCTCAGCTTTATTTTCGGCGTGTCTCTCGCTATCAAGAAACTGACCGATACACCACAGCCCCGCACTTGCAACGCCTTGAGCCACAGCACAAGAGCCGAGAGATAACGCAAGTATAATACAAAGTTTTTTCATGCTGTCGCATCCGCAAAAATTCTTAAACCTTCGACAAAGTTAACGCTTGCATATTCGGCGTAGTCAGTAAGTTTAACAATCTGACGCAAGCACTCTAGGTCGCTTAAACCTGACGTGTTGCTCACGCCGTAGTTAGACGCTATCTGTTGCCATAATTCAGTTTTATTCGACATCTACCTTTTCTCCAAACAACAAGGCACGACCGTAAAAACGCGCTTCTTTCGGTATCGCTAAAAACTCTTGAAAGTTTTCAAACTTCATTCTTACGCACTTACCTTTCCAATTATGTCTGCCAAAGTATCCCAAGTAGCGGCCTCTACTGTTAAACCAGACATCAACTTCATCCCAAATTTCTTTCGAGCGGCTCATTCGGTATCCCTAAATCTATTCCCGCCTCTGTGCAATTAACTATCTCAACATTATCTTTTAGCCAAAACATGGCAGTCTGCATCATTGTTAATGCCATCTTCATTGGCTTACAGGTAAACGCCACCTGATTATACATATCTTTAGTCTCGAAAATCCCACCCATACCCTCGTATTTGGCTCTGATTTTTTCATCCATCAAAAACTTGCCGCTTTTGTCTTTTACAATAAACGGTTCATCTGAGTTGAAGTATTCATAACCGCCCGAGAAAGCATAATCCATACCGAGTATGACAATTTTTTCGTATCCCATTTTATACATTGCATGTAACATCGAGTAACAGACGTTAAAACCGCTATCGAGTTTAGAGAAGCTATCAACGCCAAATTTCTTTTCTGCAAGCCTATTTACGTTACTCCACAACTTTGAACCGGCACCCCAGACGTTGTACCACAAGATGTTTTCAGAATTGAAATGTTTCGTTACTTCAGGATTAGCAAACACGCTCATAACTGGTATAACATCATCGTTAAGTTTCTTGATAGACGTTTCATAATCTTTACACTTAGCATCTAAAACCATGTAGTAATCTAAGTCAATATCTAAATCGCCGTGCCTGTTACAACCCCAAATATCACCTTTAACATGTTTAAGCAAGTCTTTATTAATTTTAAGACCGGGGCCGTTGCCTAGCAAGTATCCCGTTTGACCGAACTTTGGTGCATCGTCATCAGGTCTACCTTTAGGAAACATCTTCTTGATACGCTTTTTGTTTGCTTGAAAATTAGCTTCCCAAGTTGCCTCATGAGCAGAACGTAAACGCCCCCAGCAGTAAGGCTCGTTATCCGCGCCGTGCTGTGTCCAGTTTCTAACGGTCATTATCTGACCGCTCTTTTTATCTTCATCAACTTTAATGTATTCAATTCCCGTTTGTTTACCGCATGGCTTGACAAATGACTTAGGGCATAAACCCTCTTTCTCCAGATGACAATGTGATTTTTGCACCGGGTTAGCTTCTTTCAAAGCCTTTTCAATTTGCACTTGTCTCGCGTAAATATCTCTCATAATCTCTTTTCCTCTCACAAAAAAGTGGGGGGAGTTTCACCCCCCTTTGTTATTCTATTAAGCTGGTTTCAAATTGGTGATAAGACCGTGAGCAGTAAGACCGTCACGAATTTCAAAAGTGTATTCACCAAGAATACGTCTTGCGATACCGTCTTGACCTGGTGTAGTTGCATCCCATGAGCGGAACTGTCCACCGCGAAGCGGTACAAGTTTTACTCTTGAGCTATCAACTAACAGGAGTTGGTCCATAGGCATATTGAAGTCAGGTACGATGTTGTAGATACCGCCGCCAGCCATCATTCCGAGCGAACTCTGGAAACGCTGTGTGTAGTATCCGGTCGTGGTGTCTGTGCGTGCAGTCTGAATAACTGAACTGTTCCAACCGCTAATAGTCTGAGCATGTCCCGGCGAGCATACGATTGTGTCGGGTGTTCCACCGTCTTCAATGATAGCTTTAACGAGACTGTTAAGTTTAGCAGATGTAAGAGCTGTTGCACCAGCCGTAACAACGTTACCGCTTGATGTAATAAATTCAAACATACCGCCTGCTGTGCGTGTTACAGATGCCGAACCTGTTTCGCGTGTGCCGTAGATAAGCGCATTGTTAAGGTCTCTGTTGAGCGTGTCGAGGTGTTGCATTTCTGCAAACTGTATCGGGCTCATGTTCAGGTAGTTATTAACGTTCTGCGCCGTTCTTGATACAACTGCTGTTTTGGCGAAAATCTGCGTGTAGTTAGCAACGATAGTAGGCACGTCTGTGTCGTCATCACCCTTAGCCGAGTTTTCGAGCTTAGGATTAGATATCATTTTAACCGTCGAGCTTGCAGTAATTGTTCCTGCTGTTGTAGCACCCCATCCACGACTAACCGTGATAGTTGAGGTATTAACTGCCGTTACTCGCACTCTTTCGGCATAAGTGAGACCTGCCGGAGTTGCGATAGCTAAAATCTGACCTACTGCAAAATTAGAAAAAGTTGCTGTGGTCGGTGTCCAAGCTGTTGCGCCTGCGGAAAGTCCTGCCGCCGCTAAAACACCAGAGTTTTGTGTTGTCTGAAATTCCTCCCACTCATGTTTTGTGTTTGTGGCTTCGTTTCCCATGCCAATCATTCCGATAAGCATAGGGCTTTTCTGTCTAAGAACTTCATAGCTCTTAGATAAATCACGCTCAAGCGTGTGGTCATAGCTAAGTTCTGCCATTGTTTATCCTTTGATTACTTCTGACACTTGTGCCGCCGCTTGTAACGGGTCAAGGTTCCGTTTTGCAACTTCACTCATGACCGTATCGAAACTTGCGTTAGGCTGTGCCGTTTGGTTTGTGCTTCCTTTTGTACCCGTACCGCCTGCGAGGTCTGAAGCCCTAAGAAAGTGCTGATTACTGTTAAGAAAATCTTTTACAACATCCGCAACACCTAGAACGCCATTCTCACTTTTGCGAGGGTCGCCATTTTCATCTGGGGCAAATATCTTTGTAGTTCCGTTATCGCTCACCACTTCAAACTGTGAAGATAACAAAGCCACAATCTGCTCCGGTTTAACTGCGCCTAACTCAGACGCAACTTTGGTAATCTCTGAATTGATAGTCAAGTCTCGGATTAGCTGTTGATTAGCTTCGAGCTGTTTCTTCAGCTCTTTCTTTTCTTGCTCTGACTGTTTAGCAACTTCCGCTATTTCGGCTTTACGTAGTTTGTCTAAACTATCAACATCCTTACGCGCCTCAAGTTCCTGTTGCTCTTTAATCTTAGCTTTTTGCTCTTCCAAAAACTTCCTATCTTCATCTGAAATTACCTGTTCTTGCAAAGCCTCAAGTTTTTCTGCAAGCTCTTTGTTTTGTTCTTTGAACTTAAACATGTCGCCCTTAAAATCATCTCTTGCTTTGCTTACCTGTTCGAGTTGAGTTTTCAACTCTGCTACATCATCGCCACCGGCCATGTCTTGAGAAACATTCTCTTCTGCCATTTTTTCTTTTCCTTATAAAAAGTACAACTTCTGTATCACGCCCTGCAACGTGATTAAATTCCTTTTACTAACCAATCACGCAGAAAACCCCACGCTATATAGCTCCGTAAAGTTCCACGCTTAAAACCATAATTAACGGATGTTGAGCCTAGCTTCTCGCTAGTGTATCCGTTGTATATCTCTTTATCCGCACCGCTACAACCGTTAAGCACCGCTAACGCTTCTTCATATGTGGCACGTTTAATTTCTTCTGGTATGACTTCAACATCGTCCTGCATGTATCGCGGAAACTGCAATGCTTGGTCGTCGTCATATTTATAATTTATAAACAAGTTTTCATCTACGCTTGTTGTTGCCGCCATCAAATAGTTTTCCTTGAGCGTTACCGTAGCAGTAGCAGAGCCACTAGGCCATGCCGTAACGCCTGACGGGTAAACGTATCTGTCAAAATAGTCGTTAGCTTCAGCAACCGTTACATAAGAGTTTGTCGCTGTGCCTCCAACCGTTGCATCAAATGTAATAGCCATTAACTAGCCTTTTCTAATAATTCAGTAGACGTTACGCCCTGCGTTCCGTACTTCTCAACAGAGCTTTTCCCGTATTCATCAACCCAAGCCTGCTCTTGCTTGTTTAGCCGCTTCTGCTGTGTGCCGATGTTCTGACCTGCCGCCCGTTTAATAGATACATTCGTAACAGGCACTAAAGCACAACGACAATTAAAATGTGCAGGATAGTCTGGCACCTCACCTTTGCGCTTGTCGTAAACTTCTCCGTGTCTCGGGCCGCAAATCGGGCACGTTCTCTCGTCAAGCTGTGTTAACCATCTCAGCCCAACAAAAATGTCCGGGTTCCTGTCTACTAAGAGGTCAGTCGCCCGGTTGTGAGAGGTTACAATGTTTGTACGAGCAAGGGCTATCGCGTGATTTCGTTGTATTCCGAGCCGTTTAGAAATACGTCTACCAACCGTAACGGGATTTTCGCCAAGCAATAGACCCTGCCTTATGTTTTTCCTTATCTGATAAGATAGCTGAGCGTACTGGCTTGTTGTTTCTTCTACAACATCAGCACCAAGCACGGGCATAGTTTCAAAAGATTTTACAGCCGATTTAGATACCTTGCCGAGATTAACAGTCATCTTTGTTGTTGAGGGGTTAAAAACTTCTTCATACGCTTGAGCGGTTTCTTCATAAGACCGCTTGAACACTTCAACGTTTTCTTTGCCAATCAATCTTATCTGCTCTTTGCTCATTCTGTTTAATGCTTTGTTAACTTGCCGCATGTACTTATTTAAGCGTCCCTTACGCTTTGCTTGCGCATAAGTACCATACTTCTCAACAAAGCCTATTGTACGTTCTACGATGGCATCTGAAGCCTCTTTATGAGCATTGCGTATAATCGCAACAGCCTTACGTTCTGCCGTGTCAGTATCCTTCCACGATGCACGCAAGTCTTTAGACAACTGCCCTATGTTGGCTGTCTTAACTGCCTCTTTAGCTTTCTGTATTCGCTTCGCCATTTTCCATATCTTCAGTTAGTTCTGCCGCCTCGTGTAAATGAACCGGCTCGGCTGGCGTAGACACGTAGTCATTACCCGATACGCCAATAATTTCATTTTTCTTTTTGTCTGAGAGATTATCCTCAACCATCAGATAGCCCTCAAGACGTTCTTTGTCAAGTAGAGCCGCTTCGTCAACATCCATTACGAACTCTTCGTTTTCTTGACCTGTCCTGATAGTCTTAATCATCTCTTTAGCACGTTGCTTAATGTAAGAGGTCGGTAAGTAAAGAATTTTCATTTCTTCTCTGTACTCTTCAAGCATCTCCTGAAGTGTGCGAACGTTAAACTCATCAGGCCACTTGCTACGCTCATAATCACCAAGCAACGGCAGTAATGCGTTTTCAACTCTTTCCGCTTCCTGACTTATCCTAACAAGCAATGCGTTTAAGTTCTGAAAATCAAGCCTCTTGGCCTCGCCGCTCTCGACTTGGTTTTTATACGTGTTGCGTAGACCGACAATTCTGTAAAGCTCGTCAATGTCGGCATAAATAGCGTTTAACAAGTTTTCAGCAGATGCAGGTTCGCCCGCGATACGGTGTACCTTAGAATTTGTGTCGCCAGCAAACAACATCTCGCCTGTGTCTCTTGAACCTTGAACCTCGCCAGTAACGGGATTACGGCCTAGAACATCATCACGCGATACGCCTGCAACAAGCCATGAAGTAAACACAGAGCGTGTCAACTCTTCATCGTAAAGCGAACCCAAATTAAAAAGGTGTTTGCAAATCTCGGCTAAATCGGCTACGGGCACATCGGGGCAGAATTGCACAAAGGGCACAACATCAAACGGGTTTCTGTAAGTTGCAATAGGTGTTTGGTTTATAGCATCTGTGTTTTCTTCTGCCTCATAAACGCGTATCTCTTCAGTAGTCCATTCGTACCAACGATATACAACAACTTCTGCCTCGAATAATGACGGCTTTTTGGTATAGCTTGTAATATACACAAACCGCCTTAAAGCATTCTCGTCATTATACTCTAAGTCCACAACGTTTATCGGATTAATAGTGATGAAGTATGGGTCTGCTGATAGCTCTTGCTCCTGTAGTTTTGTTAAAGGTTTCGTGGTAATCATCGGAGCATCTACCCCAACCCAATACTCACCTAATGGTAATCCGTAAGACACGCAATCTTGCATCGCGTCTTGAACATTTGTTTTAACTGCATCAAGGTTTTTATCTCTAACTACCTCACCGCCAAGAACATAACCAGATATTCTGTCAATAATAGAGCGGTAATAAGGTCTGTAAACAGCCATACGCTTACGCGTTTCAAAGCCTACGGTGCTGTCTTGGCTGTCCTCTATTTCTTTTTCGCGCTTGGTTTTAATTAGAACATCTTGCTCGTTTACGTCCTCACCGTCCTTATATGCAGAACCGCCAACGTATGATAACTTCAAGAACTCTAATTGTTTAAGATTATCCTGTAAGGCCTTCGATTGAATGACACCCATAAATATTTATCCCTTGTTGCAACATCGTTAATGATACTACGTCTAAATAAGGTCTGTCAATAGTTTTTTTTAGAAAAAAGTTATTTTTTTCTTGACACAAAAAATGTAGCAATATGTTGCCGACATCTGTGTCGGGAACATATTGTTCTTCTACGGCTAACCTAAAGGTTTTCAAGCGATTGCCGCGTAATACTTCGTAACCGTTTCTTCCAAGTTCGTCTGAAAACTTTTCTACGTATCGCTCGATTGTACGAGTGTCTACTTCAAAGAAGGCTGCGATTTGTTCTTTGGATAGCCGTATTTCGTCTTCAAATTTGACGCCCTGAAAGAAGGGCAGTCAGATTTGACCGCCCTAGATTTAAGAAAGGGTTTATATTACCGGGTGTAATTGTTACTTACACCCTTTACTACACCGCCACGTGGACGGCAAGCTATTATGAGCCGGTAGAGGGTATCGAACCCCCGTCACTGGTTTACAAAACCAGAGCTAAACCACTCAGCTATACCGGCATAAACGACCGCCTAAAATTGAGCTTGCATCAGAGGCTTAGGCGGCATGCTAGTTGTTAAAGAAACCCCGATATTATCGGGGCTCACCTTGTTTGCGGACTGATTACCCGGTTATACAAGGAAACCGTGCCATTCTTTTCCTATGTGAGAACGGCCAAGAACACCCTTTTATTCAAAGAAACCTCGCCATTATTGACATCTATGAGCGGTCTACGAGGTGTGTTGTTAAAGAACCCGCTACACCTAGCGGGATTTAAAGCCGCATCAAAAGCACTAGCCAATGACCGGCAACCGCACCATAAGTACGGCGTAGAAAATTCGGGGCTATCCGGTCACTTCCACCCACAAGGAATGTCGTGTATCCGCATATTTGCGGTATGCTTCGTGCCGTATGTGAATAGCCTCGCAAAGCGATTAGAGCCGCAAACTCCGACACGCTCCGAGATTATCTTAGATTAAAAAAGAGCCGTTGTCAACAGTTTTTTACGCGTCGTTTTCTCATTTATTTACTTTGTATTCTTCAGGTCTGTTGTTAAACCACGCTTCAACTGCCTCTGCTTTGGTTTCATAAAGTTTTGTTTCAACAAAGCAATCATCATAACTACATTTAACGTAAAATTTACCTTGTTCTTCTACAATGTCCGGCTCCCAACCGCAATAATAACACTCAGGAATTGTTGCTTCTGCCAACTCTTCCTTTAGCCTCTTGTTTTCGGTTGTTAAACGGTCAATTTCTGCCATTGCATCAAACTTTTCATCGTAGAATTTCTGGTCAGCCACGTCACGCCTCGCTTTCTATTTCTTTGATTAAATCTTTAAGTTCAGACCCGAAGGCTATGTTTTCGAGTTTGTCAAGATAATCTTCGTCGCCCGACGCACACTCGAAAACTTCCCGCAACATGTTGAGCATTTCGTTATTCCGCTCTCGCAATCTTTTGTTTTCGGCTTTAAGCCTTTCGTTTTCGCTCCAGATAACTTCTGCCGCGCCGCGTAGTACGTTCCTGTTGTTTGGCATCGTTTTAATTTCGTTGTACTGGTCTACTTTCTTATTCCAGAATGATAACATCTCACTCCTCACTTTCTATTTCTTTGAGAATTTCATTGCGTGCTCGTGCTAAAAGTTTGTAGTTCATTACTCTTATGCCACCTGAAGTAATAGCTGTCCTTAACAAGTTGGCGGCCTTATCACGCTGTTCTTTCAGCCTTGCATTTTCGGCTTCGAGTTTCTTTTTCTCTTGACAAACGCGCTCGTACTCGCGCACTAATTGTTCATTGTCGTTGGTGTTAAAGTGAACGGCCATCTCACGCCTCGCTTTCTAAAAACTGTTTTATCTCTGCCAGCGTTTCAAAATCCAAACCCTGATACCCGGTTGATGTTTGAGTTTGCTTAAGCCAGTTGCGCATCCGCTTGTTTTCGGCTTCGAGTTGTTCAATTGTTTTTGGTGCACATGTTCTACAATGTTTTCCAACTCTGACGTTTGCGCCCGTTGCCCCTTTTTCCCATGCAATAGGCTTTCCGCAAGAACTGCATAGTTTTATCTCGCTATCCGGCCCATCCATTGGTATTCCTTCTGGTGAATATCTTACCACGACTAACTCCTTATTTCCAT